GTGCCCCCCTTTGAAGTGACGAACATCACCCCATTTTCGTGTATTTGTGCGTAACATCACATGAATATGTTTGACAACGTTGACGTAATGTGGTAGCGGGCGCATTGGGCATATTAATAGGCAGTCCTATTGTTAGTACAATAGGGCTGCCTATGTCTGGACATTTGTTTGTGTGGTCTAGTTCACGTGTAGATAGCTTGACTGTCGAAGAACGTTGGTGCATTATTAATACATGAACGGAGCGGGACGGACCCGCTGGGAATGGAAGGAACGAGATGAAGGAAATAACAATCCGCCCCGATGAACAGTATGGCGGACACTGGATCGAGACGGACACGAAGACTTATTATTTCTCACAAGGCACCACACTTACTCAGGTGTTTGATATGATGGAGGATGAGGATAATGTGGGAAAATGTTAATGGAGAACTCCTTTGGATCGATAAGGAAATGGGATGGCAGGAAAGTGAACGATACAATTCTGTTGTCGATGATCAGGTTTGTTCTTGTGGTGACGTGCGGCGTCATGGCGATCGGCTTAGTGCGGGCGGGGTTGCTGTCGGTGTCGCTGGGGGTATGATTGCGGCTAAGGCTGTGCCGAAGGTTGGGGGTGTGCTGTTGTGGGTGGCTGGGATTCTCACATTGATCATGATTTTTATGTAAGGGCATATTCAGATAGACTTGAATCTAAACGGTTTTTAGTTTCTCGCTACACAGCGGCAAACAAACATACAAGAATCTTCAAGATTCAGGGCACAAGATATAATGTGTCAATTACACGAAGCCCCTCATGCACATACAGTCACACACTTAGTGTTCCAGAACACACACTTAATTTTCAGGACGAGGTTTCTACCCCCGACATTGTGTGTATGGCGTTGACAGATGAGAACTTTATTTTAGTTCCAGACGACATTGAAACATTAGTGCTTTTCTAATAGATTCCCGGCTGGACGGGTAATACCAGAACTCTGAAATGAAATCGAGCCATACACGAAAGGAAACGATCATGGCTGTTGTTTACTCCTCTCTCTCTGACGACTTTGCTGGTAAGAAGGCTTTCTTCACTGCTCAGAATTCTGCTGCTTCTTTCAAGGAACTGCGTGGCAAGACGATTGAGATCAAGGATATTGTGATCACTGAGGATGACGTGGTTGACACGGACACTGGTGAGGTTGAGATTCGCCGGGCCATCACGGTGATTGATAATGACGGAAAGGCTTATGGCACTTCGTCTCAGACGGTGGTTGCTCAGATTCAGCGGCTTGTGGATATTCTGGGTGACGTTAAGTCGTGGCCTGAGCCGGTGGCTGTTGAGATTGGCTCGGCGAAGTCTGGTCGTGGGCGTGAGTACACGACGGTGACGCTGGCCTGAGTGGTCCTGTAGGATACTAGTTGCCCCCTGCCCCTTAGGGGGCAGGGGGTGATTGGTTTGGTTAGGTCTCATTGGGGTAAGCATTATCGTTCGTTTAAGCGTGGGGTTAGGGCTGTTGGGAATACGGCGGCTGACATTAGGTCGTTTGTCGGTTCCCTTCATTTTAATCCTTTGCCTGACACGATTTCCGAGGAACAGGGTAGTTCTCGGGTTAAGTCGGCTAAGGCTAGCGCACGGGAAGACCGTAGGTCTGAATTAGATAGGGCGCGAGACATGCTTCAAGTTGAGCGCGATAGGGCTGTTCGGAAGATGTATCGGATGGCCACTAGTGACGATGGGGCGGATATTCGGGGGACGAAATATGATCCTCTAGGGAAATCATCTATTGGGAGGGTGACTTTAAAGAATGCAGCGCGAGAACTTGAGCGTCTTAGTGAGTTTAATAATTCTAATAGTGTTTGGTATTATAGTGACCGTCACGGTAATCCCATCTCTGCTAAAGACGTTCGTCGTTACCGTGATGCTGTTAGACGCTATAATGCAGATATAGACGCTTACGAGAAATCGATTTCGGGCACACACCTCCCCCATCTTGGAGATGCCAGTGTGGGTGACTGGATTAGGGATTTTCGGCCAAAGAAGACATACCTTGCAGGCGGATCACATTATGCGCTTGAGCGGATGAATCCTGATAAGAGATCAATTAATTTCGAGTCGGCCGAAGCGATGCGCGAGAAAACTAATCAGGTATTGCGCGATATTACCGCTAAAGGTAAGCAAGCAAAATTGACTAACGCCAAGAAACAGATTGCTGCAATGCTTGATGTTATTGGTGATCCTGAATTGTACGATATTCTTACAGACATTCCTGACGATGTGCTGTGGTTAATTTGGACCGTAAATGCTGATTTTGCTAATCAGTTGTCACTTCAATATGAAGCCGCGAAGGAAGGATATTTCGAGAAACGCCGGGCAGGGGAAGATTTATATTACGAGGACGTTGAAGACTCTAATAGCGGCATTAAGAATCTCCTAAAGGAGATTCATAGTATTCAGATCAAACCGGAGGACGATTTCAGTGGTTCGCCAATCAACAAGCGCAAGTCCCGCAAGGGGCGGCGTTAGGCGTAGCCACAAGAAGGTTCCTTCGTTTTGTGCGGATTTTGAGACGACTACTGTTGAGGAAGATTGTCGTGTTTGGTCCTGGGGCATTATTCAGGTCGGGAAACTTCAGAATTATGTTGACGGAATTTCGCTTGATGGTTTCATGTCACATATTTCCGAGCGCGCGTCACATATTTATTTCCACAACCTAGCATTCGATGGTACGTTCATTCTCGACTGGCTTTTAAAGCATGGATATAGGTGGACTAAGGAAAATCCTGGGGTCAAAGAATTTACCTCCTTGATTTCCCGAATGGGTAAGTATTATTCAATCACAGTAGTTTTTGAAACAGGTTTCCGAGTTGAATTCAGAGACTCATTCAAGAAACTGCCAATGTCGGTTGAAGCAATTGCTAAGGCGTTTAACCTTCATGACCAGAAACTTGAAATCGACTATGAGAAGCCTCGACCAATAGGGTACATCCCTACAGAACAAGAAAAGCGATACCAGCGAAACGATGTAGCGATTGTTGCTCAAGCGCTCGAAGTTCAGTTTGAAGAGAAGATGACTAAACTGACAGCGGGGAGCGATTCGCTGGCGACTTATAAGAAGATGACTGGGAAACTGTTCATTCGGAGGTTCCCTATCCTCTCCCCCGAAATAGACACAGAGATACGAAAGGCATATCGCGGCGGCTTCACATACGCCGATCCCCGTTTCGCCAAGAAACTGAATGGCAAAGGGAGCGTGTATGACGTCAACTCACTGTACCCCTCAGTGATGCGAACGGCACTACTTCCCTACGGAGACCCGATTTATTCGGACGGTGCCCCAAGAACTAATCGACCCCTATATATTGCATCAATCACTTTTACCGCAAAATTAAAGCCAAATCACATTCCATGCATTCAGATTAAAAAGAACCTATCCTTTAACCCCACACAATATCTTGAGGAAGTAAAAGAACCTACAACTGTTGTGGCAACTAATATCGACATTGATTTATGGAAAAATCATTATGATTTCAAGATTTATTCATGGAATGGAACATTTGAGTTTCGAGGTTCACACGGGTTTTTCGACACTTATGTTGACCATTTTATGGAAATTAAGAAAAACAGTACAGGCGGATTACGACAAATTGCAAAACTACACCTAAACAGTTTGTATGGAAAGTTCGCAACTAATCCCGACATTACCGGCAAGCACCCCACACTCAAAGACAATCGCGTATCGCTGGTAATGAACGAACTCGAAACACGCGATCCTGTTTATACCCCAATGGGCGTTTTCATTACAGCATATGCCCGCAAGAAAACCATTAGCGCAGCACAAGATAATTATGAAACATTTGCTTATGCAGACACTGACTCGCTACACCTCATTGGCCCCACCACTCCCCCGGATTCGTTGTGGGTTGATCCTGTAGAACTTGGAGCGTGGAAGCATGAGAGTTCGTTCACAAAGTCTGTTTACATTCGAGCGAAGCAGTATGCAGAGGAAATTGATGGTAAACTTGATGTACACATCGCGGGGATGCCCCGCAACGTGGCCGCCACATTGACATTGGAAGATATGTTGCGCGGCGGCACCTGGAATGGTAAACTGATTCCTGTAAGGGTTCCTGGTGGAACAGTCCTTAAGGACACTACATTTACACTCAAGATTGATTAAGGTTGGTAATCATCATGGCACGTCCTGTTTCTACTCACGCGACCGCTAAGTTCCGTCTCTCTAAGGCGGTCATCGCCGACGTTGAGGAGATGCACTGGATTCTCCGTAAGGATGAGTCACAGATTGTTGAAGAGGCTCTCGTTGAGTATCTTGCAAAGAATGCTCCCAAGTCTGGTAAGTGATTCTTGACCGATTGCGAGGAAGCAACCTAATGGACTGGGCCTTGCTCGGTTGGGTAGCACCCCTCAAGTTCACTTTCGGATAGTTGGGTATTGTGGTAGGCTAGGAACGTAAGTTCCTAGCCTACCTTTTTAGGAGGAATTGTGTCAAAGCGGGAAAACGATTATGCGGAAAAGGTGCGCCTACGAGATGAGGCCGATAAGGCCCAGGATGCTCGTACTAGGCGGATTCTTGGCGAGAAACTGTATCAGCAGAAAAAGAATGAGGCCAAGGCTAAGGAAGCCGCCAAGCCCTCAGCGAAGGAGGTTGTTAAGGACCCTAATAAGTTTGCGGGGGACGTTAACTCGAAAGTTCAGGAAGGGCTTGGTAAGGAGCGTGAGGAGGACAATAAGAAGGCCGCCGAGGATGAGGCGGGGATGGCTAAGGCCAAGGCGGAACAGAAGGCTCGCCATGAGGCCAATAAGGGCGTCAAGCCTAGCAATCCTGATGATCTCGCTAATCCGAAGAAGGCGGCTGAGGCTGCTCAGAATCAAAATGGTGGTCAGCATACTGATGAAGAGTGGCGCCGAATGGGGGAGGACCCCAAGGATCACAAGGACACTCAGGCGTATGATCCGGGTGATACTGACGGTGATGGCATTGAGGTTTCCGAGGAGAAAGGGAACACTAAGCCGGGTGACCCGATTGTTCTTGAGGATGAGAAGAAGGACCCCTACGCTGACACTAAGGCGGCGTGGCAGAAACTCACTGAGGTTTTCGGTGAGAAGGTCTCTAAACTCCAGACGGAGCTCGAGGGGCGTCTAGGGCAGGCCCTTGAGCCCACGGATCGGGAACTCAACAACCCGTTTGCTGGGGATGACGTTCCAGAGTCCAAGGAGATGAAACTGGATGACGTTAAGGCTACGCTAGATGCTACGAAGACCGATGCCGAGAAGACGGTCAAGGGTATCGGTTCTGTGGGTAAGGCGGCGGCTGAGACGGTCGGGACCGCTGCGAAGGACACAGGTAATGCTATAGTTGACTCACTAGACATTGACACTAAGGCGGTGAAAGACACCGGGAAGACGTTGGCAGGTCTTTCGGGACTATTCGCTAGTTCCGATAATGAGAATAGCAAGGTTCCTGATTCTGGTTGGAGCCCCAAGTCGATTAACGATCTTTTTAAGGATAACTGATTATGCCACAGTTGCGTGATGACACTTCAAACATTGACATTCTTAACGCTATTCGTAGCGATGCGCGCTACGACTATCAGACGATGGTTCCTGAGGCCACTAAGGCCAATATTCAGGAAACCATCGCGGGAATTATGTCCGACAACATTACTCGCAACGAGTTTATGTCGGCACTGATTAACCGCATTGGCTCAACCCTTATCCGCGATCTTTCGTGGAAGAATCCTCTTGCAGTTTTCAAGCAGGGCATGATGAACTTCGGAGATACTATCGAGGAAGTTCACATGGACTACATTAAGCCCACGATTTACGAGGAGCAGCGCGACTATCTTGAGCGCGATGTGTTTGGGCAGGCTCCTCCCCCGGTTAAGAGTGCTTTCCACACTATTAACCGCAAGGAGAAGTTTAAGATCACGTTTAATCGTGACGTTCTTCGCCGTGCTTTCCTTTCGGATAACGGTCTTTCTGAGATGCTTTCTCAGACCATGGCCGTGGCTGCTTCGTCTGACCAGTGGTCCGAGTTCCTGTACATGACTCGCCTGTTTAAGTCATATGAGGATTCTTTCGGCTTCTATCGGATGAAGATTTCCGACATGAATACGTTTGAGCCCGACAAGAATAAGGTGGACGCCGCGCTTAAGGCCCTGCGCGTTGCTGCGAATAAGATGCAGTACCCGACGCCGGCATTTAACAGTGCCGGGGTGCACTCGTTTGCTCGGCCTGAGGACCTGGTGCTTATCACTACTCCCGAGTTTAAGGCCAACGTTGACGTGACCTCACTGTCCGCCGCATTCAACCGTAGTGACGCTGAGGCACCCTCTCACATTATTACGGTTCCGGGTGAGACGCTGGGAATGGATGACACGTCTGCCATCCTGACCAGTAAGCAGTTCTTCGTTATTAAGGATATTCTCCTTGAGAACAGGACTATCAGCAATCCCGAAGGACTTTATGACAACTATTGGCTGCACCACTGGTCTATTTTGAGTGCGTCTCCGTTTACCCCGGCGATCGCGTTTGGGACTAAGCAGAACACTGTTGTGGTGACCCCTAAGGCTGAGACTAACGCCGAGATCATGAACCTCACGGTGACCCGTCCTGACGGTAGGCAGTCCACAAATATGCCCCCGGGCGCTGTGGGCCAGGCGGCGATTCAGTGGAATACTGCCCCTGCCAATAAGGGTTATGCGACGGATTGGTACCTCAAGAATGCTAAGTCTAAGGCGACTAAGATTTCCAACGACGGTGTTCTTACTATTGGACCGGATGAGCCTGAGGCTACCCTTATGCTTGGTGTGAATGTTGACACTAAGGGCGCTAACGGCAGTAAGCCCGTCAATAAGGAGATTAGCATCCAGGTCAAGAAGTAGTCTGCTACAATAGAGCAAGGCCCCAACCGATAGGGTTGGGGCCTTGCTTGTTAGGAGGATGTATGCCGAATCAGATTTACGATTTGCCCCCGGACACTGTGGCGGGTCTTTCTTTCGATTATAATGTATGGTCCGCTGGGACTATGCTTTCTATGGTTAACGTGCCTTTTGATAACACGTATCGGGACATTATTGATTGGAACACCTACGGGAAGGCGCCTAGGGACTATGTAAGGTCCTTGCCTAAGCGGAATAAGATCGAGTTGTCTAAGATGACATATCTTGCTCAGGGGCGCCCTATTCGTATTCCTACGCCTTTTAGCGTGGCGAATCAGTTCAATTATGTGATGGTAGAGAACCCTGGTAAGCCCGCGGATATGCCTGGCTTTGAGGGGTACACGCCCACCACTTTCTTTTACTTCATCACGTCAATTGACTATGTTGCCCCCAATACCACACAGTTGACTCTCCAACTTGATGTGTGGTCTACTTACTATTCTCGCATTAGTTTTGGATATGCCTATCTTGAGCGCGGACATATGGGCGTCGCCGCAGTTGACGCAAACGACAACTATGGTCGCAAGTGGCTGGTTCAGCCTGAGGGGCTCGACTTGGGCGGTGAACACCGGGTTATGCGAACTTATCGAAAGACTTTAGCGCGGATCAAGGAACAGGAATACGTTGTTATCGTCACGTCAACCATCGACCTCAATAAAAGTGCTGGATACGGCACAGAGTCTAACCCTAAAGTTAAAATGTCTTTCCCCAATAACACTGAAGGATTGCCGAACGGGGCTGGCATTTACGGATGTAGTTTCAATGATTTTAAAGAAGGCATGTTAGGACTAAGCAGATATCCGTGGATTGCTCAAGGAATCGGATCAATTACGATTGTTCCGCGAGACGTTGTTGATCTAAAGGCGGGTAGCGCTGTTTCCGTAGGAAGCGACGGAAATCAGGGCACATGGTTCGCGTTGAATAAATCTTCCGTTTACATCACAAAAGACTACTCGCTTAATGATGCAAACTTTCGAGACGAGTTGCTTAGTTATCTCCCTGAGGAATATCGTCAGTTCAAAAAGTTTGCTACAGCCCCCTATTGCATTCTTGAGTTAACCACATATTCCGGTAACCCGGTTGAGTTCCGCCCTGAATCCGTTAAGACTCCGGGTCTTAAGATTAGGCAGTACTCGCATATTGCGCCACCCAACCCGTCAGTGTTTTTCACTTTGCGTGACTATAACACTGTTCACACAGGGAACATTGTTGATATTTACGATGGAAAAGTAAGTGAAGATGTTGGTGAGGCGTGGGACATGTGTACTGGCTACACGTCGTTGCCCACGTTCTCAGCGGTTAATAACGCGTCCCTTAATGCCCTAGCGTCTAGTGCACACACTGCGGCGGCTCAAGTTAATAACGCGAAATGGCAGCAACAGCGCGCACAGCGTGCCGCTACTGCCAGTAGGGATATCGCCAACGCCGGTATTGCTGCAACTGCTGCGGGGGCTGAGAACTCCATGTGGGGCAACTCCGCTATGGCCGATTCGCAGTCTCGTTACAACAACATGCGGGCAACTGTTCAGGCTGCACAGGGCGGAATGATGGCACTCGGCGGTGCACTGAATCTTAATGGCCAGGCTGTTGGTGCTGGAATGGCGCAGGCGGCCACCGCTGGGGTTAATGCGATGATTTCTAACTCTCAGGCACAGTCTACTGCGAATATTCAGAATCAGTTGGCTAGCGGCGCCTCGCAGATTAGTCAGACTCAGCAAAGGACTGTGCGCGACACTAACTACGAACTCGCACAGTTCACCGCTAATGGTGATTATGAGACTGCTATTTCTTCGATCAACGCACAACGACAGGACATGCAGGTTATTCCTCCGTCTGTTGTAGGGCAGACGTCGGGGTATGTTTCTCCGATGGTTGCTCACGGGTTTGTTATTGACTGTAGAGTGCGGTTCATTTCAGAAAACGCCATGCATGCAATTGGACAGTTCTGGTTGCGGTATGGATACACAATGAATACGTGGGTCAAGATTCCTGACACCCTTTCACTTATGACAGAGTTTACCTACTGGAAACTAGTTGAGTGTTATCTTGACAAGGGTGACATTCCCGAGAATTTCAAGGGGACTATCCGGGGCATTTTCGAGAAAGGCGTGACTGTGTGGCGGTCCCCTGATAGGATTGGTAGGACGAACATTAAGCGCAACTTTATTGATACGCGCGTTAAGGTGAGACTAAATGGCTAAATCTGATTACGTGAAAAACGGCATTTACAATAAGATTATGCTTAAGCCTCCGTCTTCGAGCGAAGCACGGCAGGCCCAGTTGGAGCATATGTACCGGCGCCAGTTAATGGGGAAGTGTCTTTCTCGGTTTACCTGGGAGGGACTTCCTAATGGCATTGACCCCCGGTTCATTGAGGCAACTATTTTCAATAACGGATATTCGGTTTTCTATTTCGACACAATGTTTGAAATGTTCATGGCAATGCCTGCAACGATTTCTGGTCCCCTTGATATTCAGGACAATCCTACAGGCTATCGAGTGTCCCGGAACGGAATCTATTCCAGGGAGGTTTCCGCTTCGGATAGTGTCTGTATTTGGGGGAATCAGGTTCGTGAGCCTGAAATCGACTTGGTTCTTTCTTATGCGGCCCGGCTTGCACAGATTGATAGGACAATTGAGATTGATTTGCTCAATGAACGCAATCCGATGATTGTTGCCTGTAGTCAGGACCAGCGACTCACTATCCAGAATCTTATTTCTAGGATCTATGATGGTGAGCCCGTTGTGTGGGGAACAGAGAATCTTTCTATGGAGAACCTTGCTAACACTATTGGAGTGTTCCCGCTGAATCAGAACGCTGGTGCGGGCGCCGTTTCCTCAATCAAGCACATGGAGTCCAAGTCCAAGATTTGGGGTGAGGCACTCACAATGCTCGGAATCATGAACGTCAATTCCGAGAAACGTGAGCGCATGGTGGTTGAGGAAGCGAGTGCGAACTCCGGGCAGGTTCTCGCTTCCCGCGAGTCGTTCATGAAGCCTCGGCTCCTTGCTTGTGAGCAGATTAATGAGAAGTTTGGTCTCAATATTTCTTGCTCATGGGCCGTGGACGATAATGCTGCACCAAACCTTTCTGACTATCTGACTGAACTCAATACGACTACATATGGAGGGGAGAATGTCGGTAACGACAATAATGCTGCGTGACGTTGTTAAGTTAACCAACGATCACATCGGGCTGGACAACTATCCCATCTTTGATGAGAGTTACCGCAAGACGCTGAACGATCGAATTAAACGTGAGTACTGGCTACAGGAAATTGCTCACGAAACAATCGATATTTTTATATGGCGCATGTCTCTCAGGATGGACTTGATTATGCCCCGGTATAATCGAATGTATCTTGCCGAGTTGCAGAACACTGACCCACTCGAGGGAAACAGGCACTACTCACGAACCGGCCAGGACGGTAAGTCTCAGAACTCTGGAATCAACCACCAGACAGGTAGTGGTAGTGGAACTAATGAGTCAAAGGGGCGCACAGTCGGTTCAGACACCCCTCAGACACGTCTCGCGGGCGATGGGGACTATGCTACGAGTATCAGTGACGCTAGTACTGGTGGCAGTTCTACATCCCGCAACGAGTCTGACAGTACGTCGTCTTCCACCTCGAATTACTCTAACAATCAGAATTCAGAGTCATGGGGATATTCGGGGAGTAAGGCACGGGCTATTGCTGAGTATCGCAGCACTCTGCTTAATGTGGACGACCTAGTTATCCGCGAACTCAGTGATCTGTTTATGGGAATCTGGGACAGTGACTCAACTAAAACTCCTGGTGGTCTTATCGGGAGCGGTCTTATTGGATATGGTATTGGAGGATACTATGGCTACTGGTGATGAAATTATTGGTAATATTGATCGGGCTATGTGGCGGGTTAAATCTCGCTCAATCAACAATGTGACTCCCTTTACTTACAGTGATGGGCTGACATACATTGACGTTCTTGAGCAAATTCGGTCGAGCGTGCTTGATGTAATTGCGTTCACCAACAAATTCGGTGAAGAGCAAGACAAGATTGTCAACCGAATCAATGATGTTGTAAACAACTTCATTACTGAGATGGAGAAGACTCATGCCAAATGGGACGCGCAAGCGGAAGAGCGTCGTGTCGCCATTGAGTCTAAGATGAACGATTTTCAGAACAAAATTGTTACCGCCGCATTTATTGGCGACGACAGTGGAAACACTGTCTCCGCTCCCACAATTGGTGGCGCAAAGTTAAAGGTTCCTTCGAAGAAGTGGCAGGACAATGTTGATTCTCAGATAACTGAGATCAAGTCCGCTGCAACAGCCCTAAGCAGTGACGTCACTTCCCGTCTTGCCACACTCAAACAAAGCGTAGATAACGATTTCTACAACAAAACTACCAGCGATAAGCGGTACAATCCCGTTCATCGCGTCCTTTATCCACACTCGATCATCATCGGTTCCTCCAACGCAGAACCTCGCGGATGGCCTAATGGTGTGTGGGAGCGATGGCTGACTGCTAAGGGAGAGATCCCCCATAACTATGGATATTCAGGTGGTGGATTTACAAGCACGTCCGATAACAACTTCAATACACAGATTGATCGCGCAATTTCTGGGCTTGACTCAAACACTCAACGCCTTACTGGGCAGATATATGTTATTGATATGCTTAATGACATTCGCGGGCAGAAAGACATTCGATCTTCCGCCCAGACATTTGTCCAGAAATGTGTTCGTAGTTTCCCGAACGCGAAGATTTACGTTATTCCTGTTCTCTACAATGAGCATTCGTTGAACAACAACTGGGACATGGCCATGAACTGTGCCAAGGCAACCAATACGATCAAGGAAGTTCTTGAGCCGTACGGGGGTCTAGTTTGTGAGGGGTCACGCTCATGGTTCCATAACGGGAAAAATGCGCAATATTTCCCCGAAGGGGCCGGGGTTCACTTCGCGCAGGCTGGGTACGAATTCGCTCAAAGACAGTTTGACAACTGGCTTGAAGGTGGAAGTGGATGGATTGATTTTGGGTGGCATAACCTTAAGGAGGGGACTAATTATGCTGTAGTCAAGAACGACAACAATTTGCAGGCATATGTTGCCCGAAAAGGAGATATTGTTACTGTGCACGGAATCTTTTCCATGGTCTCCGCATCTCAATACGCAACACTATTCAGGCTACCCCCGTGGGCAAGGCCATACAGGAACATGTATATTCCCTCATGGGACGCCATCACGGCATTTCCACTCATCGTCGACGTCTCTGGAAACCTGATTGTTAGCACTAATGTTAGTTCCGACAAGACACTAGGATTCAACGGGACCTATCCCGTGTTCTAAGCACAGTCCCTCCCTGGTATAATCCAGGGAGGGACTATTGCTTAGGAGGAAATGTGGCTTGGGATTCTACTGCAAAGAAAGTTGCTGTTAAGGCAATTGGCCAGGTTGAGTCGTCGCTGAACTACGCAGCGATCAACTACAACGACCCAATCACCGTGGGGATGGCGCAGTGGTATGGGACGCGCGCTGCGGCGATTCTGAACCGCATGCGCTCCGCCCATAGTGCTGAGTATGCTCGCGTCGACGCGGGGCTCCGTAGTCGCTTGGAGACGGTCCCGGAGGGATCGAGCTCGTGGAACACCTACTACCTTTCCCGGCAGGCTGGGGACAGTCTCCGCGATCTGTTGCTTGCGTCCAAGGATATTCAGGGCGATCAAATCATTAAGGACCTTGAGTCCTATTTCAGTGTTGCTAAGCAATACGGAATTAATCCTGAGACGGACACTGATGCATTCATTCTCTGGTGTGTTGCCTACCACCAAGGCCCTCGTTACGCGCTACAAGCGGCTAATAACTATTCTGGTGGTGGTCTTAATGTCATGTATAACGCGATTATGGCTAACAGTGTTCTGGGACAATACTATAATCGCTACAACGGCGCCAAAAACATCATCGCCAACAAAGACACCAGCGGCGTGGACACTGGGGTTGGTGGAGTAAGCACCCCCGGAAATGGTGGCACTGTCGGCCAGAATAGTCAGCAGGTAACCGTTAACGGTGGCAAGGTGTTAATTACCGCCGATGACTCAAACATCCTCACCCTGCGATCATCATTCGGAACTTACCGTCTCTACTCAAAGGGCCACAATATCTGGGAAGCAAACATCGGAGAGATTGTCCAGAACATCACTAACGGGCAATCAGGCGCCGCTACCCCCGGTGGGGGAGGTGGAGCAGCTCCATCTGATGGCTCCAACGGCGCTAAGGCGCTCGCGTGGGTCCTGGCCAGACTCGGCAAGTTCGCCTACTGCCAGTGTCCCGGCCGGCAGGACCCTGACCACTCGGGGATCACCGACTGTAGCGGGCTCATGTACGCCGCCTACAAAGCAACCTCGAACACGTTCGTAGGCACGTGGACGGGCGATCAGTACTTCCGTGGGCAGGCGGTCATCGAACGTGGTAGTGGCGCTATGACAACCGCCCAGAAGGCTCTCCTGCGGCCGGGGGACATGATTGTCATGGCCTGGAAGTCCACTGGTAGTTACTATCCGACTACCGACCACGTTGAAATGGTTGTGGACCAGAACACTACTGTGGGACACGGGGGCAACCCGTATTATGGTCCCGTTAAGAAATCTATCGACAATCTAAGCGCAACGCGCTGGTGGACGGTAAGGCGACACTGATGAAGAAAAAGTTTTCCTACTATAGTTTCTCTAAGGTGCTCTCGTATGCAGGCGTATTTAACATGATCATGGGCGCCCGCGGTCTTGGAAAGACCTATGGCGCCAAGAAGATTGTTATCAAGAACGCGATCAACAAGGGACAACAGTTCATTTACCTTCGCCGCTACAAGACAGAACTCAAGGGACGCAACAGTTTCTTTGCCGACATTCAGCACGAGTTTCCTGATGAAGAATTCCGTGTAGAAGGACAGTACGCGCAGCGCAAGGTGGGGAAGAAATGGGAGACCATTGGATACTTCATTCCACTTTCCACGGCGCAGGCAAACAAGTCAATTGCCTACCCGAACGTCTACACGATCATCTTTGATGAGTTCATTATCGACAAGGGGTCGCTGCGCTATCTCCCTGATGAAGCGAAAGTCTTCATGGACTTTTATTCCACCGTAGACCGGTATCAGGATAGAGTTCGTTGCCTTATGCTTTCCAATGCTGTCAGCATTATGAACCCCTACTTCATTCGTTTCCATATTGAGCCCAGGGAAGGAATTAGTCGTCACGCAGAGGGATTCATCGTCACCGACTTTGTCAACAGTGAGCAATTTCAGTCCGAAGTTGCACACACTAGGTTCGGCTCATTCATCACGAACTACGCTGAGGACTATGCCGACTACTCAATCTCCAACAAATTCGCAGACAACTATGACGACTTTGTCATGCGGAAAACCGGAAAAGCAAAATACGCATTCTCACTACGGTGCCCCGACGGAGAGGTCTCCATCTGGATCGACGGTGGCACATGGTTCGCCCAACGTCGCCAGCCCCGCGGGGATAGGGTAAGATGGGCCTATAAGGTCTCTGACCTACGTGAGGGGGAGCGGCTGCTTATGTATGGAGACAAGGTGCTCAGCATTATGAGAAGCACATATCGAAAAGGACGACTTTTCTCCGACTCACCAGAGACCCGTAACATGTTCGCAGAAATCTTTGTCCGATGATACACGTTAACACTACAACAATTGACGTCGCGCTAATCCTCGGCGTCATATCCCTAATCACAATCGCAGGGCGATTCGTCTACCGTGTCAGCCGATTCATGGATCATCTATCATCCATGCTCAACGCTTGGGACGGAACTGATGGAAAGCCCAGCGTCCTAGACCGGCTTGACGACATAGAGGACAAACTCAATGACGTTCAATACCACGTCAAGCCCAACCACGGCGGATCAAGCGTAGACGCGCAGAACCGTCAACTACGAGAAATCATCACCTACCTCAAGGAGAAAAACAATGGGTGAGCACGAATCCCCCAAGCCCCCCTTCATCTCTGACACATACCGACTCTGGCTCTACGTCGTTAGCGCCGGCGTTCTAGTTTGCCTCGGAGTTTGGGGCGTCTTTGACGGCGACAAGATTGCTGCACTCAACTTCCTGTTCGCCGCATTCTTCGGCGTTGCCAGCAAGAACATCCCCAGCAAGGAGTAATAGTGGCAACTCGCGCAGACATCATCACCGCCGCCAAGGCAGAGATCGGCTACTCCCGATGGGCCGACGACGAAGCGGGAACCAAGTACGGGCGCTGGTACGCCCAGGTCACCGGCTCCCCCAGTTTCGGGGCCAGTGGGGTGCCATACTGCGACATGTTCGTATCCTGGGTACTCAGCAAGGTCGGGATCAACTGGGTAAGCGCCTACGTCCCCTCCCGTGAGGCCCAGGCACGAGCTCGTGGCGTACTCATTGACAAATGGGACGTGCGCCCCGGCGACCTCATCACCTTCGACTTCGACGGAGAGGGCATCGCCCAACACATCGGAATCGTAGACCAGCCCCCGAACTCCGCAGGTATCTTCTACAGTATCGACGGAAACACCACCTGGGGCACTGGCGGCCCCCAGGACAACGGAGGCGTAGTCGCACGCCGCGAGCGCCACATTGATCAGGCCCGCTACGGTATCCGCGTAATCGACGACAACTCCGCAATTTCCAGCGGCGGCAACATCATCGAGATTCAGCGAATTCTCGGCGCCGTACAGGACAACGTTCTTGGAATTGACACTGAGAAGCGAATGTGCGCAGTAATCAAGGCCAGCAACTGGGGCGGACGCGAGTTCCCCTGGGGTGTCGCCTACACACAGCAAGTCGTAGGAACCGCGCCAGACGGAATCTGGGGTGATGCCAGCGAGGCCGCACACGATCGCGTCGTCGAATCCCTACAAGGCGCCCTAGGCGTCACCGTCGACGGCGTATGGGGCCCCGAAACCTGGGCCGCCTGGGAGCGCCTCGCACGCACCGCAGAGCGCCCATAAACAGTTATCCCCGGAAGGAACCAACCACTTCCGGGGATAACTATATTTACCTAACCGCTTCCGTATCCACTCCTAGCGACTCAAGAAAATCAAGATACGTCTCACGACACAGCACGCCACCAGCGTGGCCGTAGCGCTTAATCGTATTCATTCCAGTCACTTTATTCGAGAACACCACTCGGTTATCTGGCCAGCCGTACAAGTCTAGACGAAAATCAAGACCGTCAATCAGAATTCGATCACAGTGGACACTAATGTTGTATCCTGGCAATTGATCTACAAGATTAAGTTTCTCTGCAAATTCCCGCATATTATACATTAAATGACTCCCATGCTTTCCATGCCCATTTCCAACAATGCTTCATTTCTTTGACTCATTGAGTCATAATGAATAATTGTTCCGCTCGATGACTCAAAATGATTCCACACTTCCATAGTGTAATCATTAATCAGGCGAAATGCTGTACACCCACAATAAAGAATATTACAACCACCAGGTGTGTAAAACTCGCGCATACCATAGTGGCGCAATTTTCTTTTAGTTGTCTGAGTTGTCATCGTTATCACACCTCAACGACTTAATCCAGGCGGCCGTCCGTTCCGAAGTGTCATTAAGGCTTGTGTGCTTGATATACTAATTGCCGTTACCCGTGCGCTCAAGAATTATCTGATTCATCTTCACTGTCTACCTTACTAATAAAAGAAGCGATGCTGTTGTATGGAATGGTTGTATTTCCAGCCATGGTTACTAATTTGTGTGATTTACCCTTATAATTTACCACCCAACTAGCATATGGCAAATTGTGTCTGACAAAAATGCTTAGCTGTGGGATTTTAGCTGACACAGTATATCCCAATGCAGCATATTCAATTATATCTTTTAGGAAAATAAGTGCTCTATCGTCTAATCTGGACATTCTCTATCCCTGTCTTGCTCGAAATTATGTTATCAATCGAAATTATGTGATATTCCTTCGATCCATTTCTCCAATAATGAATGCGACTAGTATCCCTATAATAAGCAATATGATATCCGTTCAGCAACACGTGCGTAATGAAATTAGAAACCTTCCAATTGGTGAGGGTGACGAAGTCGTCGCCCTCACCATGGTGACTCCGCTTCATCTAATTAGTTCCTTAAAATAATTATTCAATCTATATTCAACCAATTTCTCTAACAAATAAGTATACTCATCTTTGGTAATTTCCCTATCCTCCTGGCCCTCACCAATAAGCAAATAACTCATGTTCAACCAACACCAAGCATACAATCAATAGCGTCACAAAGTTTTTCTGAGTCACCAGTCTCTAGAAAAACAATTCCGTTAGTCACGCCGGAAATGTAAACATATGACTTATTGATTTGGTTGTAAAACCACTCAACAAAATAACCAGGAACTGTTGCACGAAACGTGTAATCTTTAACCTCGAGGTGAGCATTTACGCGGTTAATTTGCTGTACGATGTCTGCATTGGTGCGGCGGATGGTGTTTCCGAGTGACATTGCGTGAAACTTGTTTAACAAGTCCATCGATCGCTTCGAAATCATTTCAGTTCCTTCCGTTCCCGGCGGGCTAACCCGTCCCGCTCATGTATTAATAATGCACCAGAGTTATCTGCGAGTCAACCCAACAACACGTGAACTAGACCACACAAACAAATGTCCAGACATAGGCAGCCCTATTGTACTAACAATAGGACTG